CCGTTTAACTTGGCGTAAATCAATTCTTCTGCGCCCGGTTTCGGTTTCCACGAAAAAATTGTTGCCGCATTCCGCTTGTCTGGTATAAAGTATGTATCTCTATAGCCCGTAAGAGTTCTACCGAGCGCCTTACCTTCGTCAAGTAAATACATCTCCGGCCACAAGTCCAAAAGTCCGTTGGGGGACGGCGTACCGGTTAAACCCACAATACGCTTTATGTATTTTCGTACTTTTTTTAAGGCTCTAAATCTTTGAGCCTTGCTGGATTTAAAACTTGACAGCTCATCTATAATAACCATATCAAACGGCCATTTTGATTTATAATAATCTACAAGCCATACAATATTTTCACGATTTATAATATAAATATCTGCGTCTTGCTCTAAAGCCGCTACTCGCGATTGCTTAGAGCCGATAACCAAAGATGTGGTTAAATGCTGTAAGTGGTCCCATTTTTTTATTTCCGGCAGCCATGTTTCTTTTGCCGGCTTCAGCGGAGCAATTACAAGGACTTTCCTAACCGCAAAATAATCATTTAACAATTTATCCGCCGCAGTAAGACTTACTACTGTTTTACCCATACCCATATCTAATAATAGGCCTGCTTCGGGGTTATCCAAAATAAATTGCTCCGCATATTCCTGATAATAATAAGGTCTATACTCCATGTAACCTCTCTTTCAAGTCGTCCATATCGGATATGCGCCATACAGTACAGCCGAGCTCTTCGAGTGTCGCGATAACCTTTTTCTGCCGTACACTCAACCCGTCGCTCAGCCCCGGGCGCTTAACTTCTATAAAAATTATTCTCCCTCCTGGCAGTATAGCAATTCTGTCAGGCACTCCCGGAGCGCCCGGCGATACCCATTTATACGCTTTTCCACCAAGACTTTTTATATAATTGCAAATCTTTTTCTCAAAAGAACTTTCATACATAATTTCTCCTTTTAGGTAGTCGAGTAGCGCGCGCAGCGAATT